TCCATTCTATCTTCGAAGTAACTATCTGCTTCACTAGCTGTAACGTATGAATTAACACCTTTTGTAAGTGCCATAGAAGTTACTCCTTAAGTTAGATTATGCGTGGAAGATTGGCAAGATGCCGAGGTTAAGAAGGTCTGACTTACGATCCCAAGCAGGAGTCGCAACAGAACCAGCGTATGCCGCGTTAGTAGCGAATGCAGTCTGAGTACCAGTGAAGCTGTAACCACGGGCGTGCATGACGTATCCCCAACGGTACCAAGCTGTAGTACGGCCAGAACCACTTCCAACACCTTCGTTGCGATCGATTGCAACAGGGTTAGGAACAGAAACGTTGTGCATGAACAAAGAACCCGGAAGCATCATGTAAGAAACTTTAACGCTAGTGATAGCAGTAGTTCCAGAAAGAGCGGCGTGAGTTACAGATCCAAGACCTTGACCAAAGTTACGTGAAACGATTACTCGAATAACGCCACCAAGAAGAGTTTCGAAGCTGATGTTTCCGTCAGTTACTCGCTCATCGTCTACCAAGTTGGCGACTTTGATGTCAAGATAAACTTCAGGAGAAACAACCAAGTATACGAAATCTGGAGTGTAGTCGCTCCATGCACCCATAGCGCGGATGATGTGCTCAACACGTTGGCCCGGAGCAGAAGCGCTCAAGTCAACAAGCTTCTCTAAAGAAGAACCAGTACCGATAGTGTCGCTAGAAGCAGCAACGTAACCGAAAGATTTAGTTGCATCAGCATCAACACCGTTACCAGCAAAACGCTCTGAGTACAAAGTACCAGCTTTAGCGTTAGCAGTAGAAAGCTCAGTGTTCATTACACCAGCAAGACAGCTACGTAGAGCTTGATCTTCGTCTTCAGCACGAGTCTCAGCGAAGTCGCGAGCAATCTTAGCCATTCCGTCTTGTCCAGAGATTACGCTCTGTACCAAGTATTCGTTAGCGCCGTGAGTCCGGACAGTCTTGATGTAAGTCTGTACTTCAGTAGCGATGTTAGTAGTTCCACCGTAGTTCTCGTCTTGAGAAGCAACGTTTACAACAGCGTTATTAGCGCCAGAAACGTCTGGAGTAGCGTTAGTTCCGCCAACAGAGTATCCGCCTAAAGGCTTGTAGAAACGAACCTGACCAATGAAGTCTTCGCCGTTTGCGTTGATGTTAGCATCCATTCCTACTAACTGAGTAGAAACGATTTTCTTTGCACGAGTGTACATCTCATCGCTGTATGCAGAGATTGCTTTGTTAAGTGTGCCGAATGCACTTGAAGAAATAGCCATTGTGAATTTCCTTTAAAAGTAAAGTTAAGTTAAGTTGTGTTAAAAAGTTAAGTTAAATCGACCGTCCATATTGATCATCGAAGTGTCCAGCGGCGGCGGCCGCCATTATTTCATCGGTGCTCATATCTGTGATAGATTTGTTTGAGTCAAAACCCCCAGTTGCAACGGACGTAGCTTGCTGTCCAGTTCCAGAGGATTGCTTTGGTTTAAATAAAAACTCTTTGTCATCGTCCTTTCGGAAGCTATCAATGAAGTCTTTTATTGAAGATCCTGTACGGTGTACCCACATTCCTTCAGCATTCTGAGTAAGTTGGTCCACTACATCCCGATATGCAAAGTCAGCCGCAGTATCGTTCCGGAAATCCAAGCCTTTTAATGCATCACGGACTGCACTATCACGAGTTAAATGTGTGATCTGCTTGTCGCGAGCTTCCAGCTTCGCACTCATTTCAGCCATCTTTAAATCTGAGGCTTCTTTGTGCTTACCTTCCTGTTCAAGACGTCCAATAGTAGCGGCTTTCTTTTCTTCCTCGAAAGCTACTGCTTTAGATACTGCTTCGTCTCTTTGACTGTAGGCGCTGTTCAGCTTTTCCTTGATTCCGCTAAGTTGCTCATCTACTTGAGCCTGCACAATCTTGGCGAGTTCAGCTGAATCCATTGCTGGGGCTTGTTGTTCTACATTTGCTTCATTATTAAATTCATTTTCGTTTGACATTTTATTGCTCCTAGGTCACAGACCTGTAAGATTATTATATTGTGAGTCGGGAACGTCCCTATCACGTAGAGTTAGTTTAAGTGGATATCATGGTCCAATACCATACCAATCCCATCCTTCTGGAATTTCAGCTAGGATGTCCTTGCGTGTTACCCCGTTAGCCGGGTTTAAGAGGCCGTCATCAATTGCTTTCTGTACGAGCCGCTTGTAAGACTCATCAGTGAGTCCTCGTTTCCTCATTTCCTTGAGAGTGTTTAGGAGTGAGTCGCTTTCAATGGCATCACCATAAATGTCCCGAAGGGCAAATTTAGCTTTAACACTGTCAGCTATGTTAGTATAGAAACCATCGTGAATGGTAGACGTCAGAATACGATTCTTCTTTCCCCATAAATGGAACTGTCTAACAATAGTGGCATCATTCATATGATTACCGTTTACTCCCAAACCACTACGAGCGCCTATAATAGACTGATTACCGATAAACTTACTATCTGTAATCGTATCTTCGTAGATGTTTGATACCTTTCGTCCAGTCACAGGATCTCTAAACTCAATCCTTTCTTGAACTACAGGTCTGTATCGTTGAAACAAGAGTTTACCATCCATCGTGACCCAAGGGATATCAACCTGTTTGGATTCCGTGATGTAAACTTTCGCAACATCTTTCCAGAAAGCTACGAATTTCTCCGTTACTGGTGCGATGTCTTTTAGATGCCCCGACATAATTTCGGCAACTTGCCTAAACTGTTGAGGTCCTATAAGGCCACCTTTGACGTTGGTCAACTTTCTAACGAACATCTCTGAGTCCGGATGCATATCCTGTGCCATAGCAAGGAGTCTGTTTCCGATCGGAGCGTTGTTATTAATAGAGTAGTTCACTTCTTTCTTTAATTCTTTAAGAGAGAGTGAGACAGAAACTAATCCGTCCGCATCCGCTTTCTTCATTTGGAGATCTAACTGTTTGTTAAAGTCTCGTAGTTCAGAAGCAGATACAACTGTATATCCTTTCTTGCCAAGTGCTTTTGCTAATTTCATCTCAATAGCACCTGCCTGTGTAGCTTGCCCAGCACCATAGAATGCAACCATCGATTGACCTTTGGCTCCTTTTGCAAGGTCACCAAAACTAATGTCGTTTCCAATTGGGTTTATAGCCCTAAATCGGGGGTCTGACATTGTGCGTTCTGCAACCAGATCGTACAGGCGATTCTTTCGGTCTGTAGCTAACACGTTAGAAGCATTCGCTAAGGCTCTGTCTCTTGTTGATAATGCAATCAACTGAGCTCCAGATGCGGATGCATCGTTTTCATTTCCTAACTTGGTCTTGTAAGTCTTCAACTTTGCTACATTAGTAAAGTCTCCGTTTACATGATTGTGAATACGAGTGTATTCCAATGCAAACCTTGCTAGTTTAGGTATCTCTTCTGCTTCAGTAGCGAGAACTAAGGGATGCTCTAAGAACTCTCTTATCCTACGAGGACGCTGAGTCTTAGCTAGTAGCAACTCTCCAATCTCTCTGAATGCTTTTTCGTTGGCATTAAAAGACGCTATACGTCCTTGGTTCGTTAGAACACTAAATGCTTCACCAACAAGATTACCTAATTGTACTCTTAATTCATTCATTATGACTTCATCGATATTAACTGCTTTCGCCGTGTTCAGGAATGGTCTAACGAATTCACCACCAGCAGGGTGTAAATACCCTTGAGTGTAAACCCGACCACGCCCATCAATCTGCGCCCAGTTTCTCCATGACTTGCCTCGTGCTAAGTGCCACTGAATGGCTTGTATCATGCCTGAACCCATTTCACCACGTTGTAGTAATACTTTTCTGAAGCTGTTAAGCTCATCGTATTTGGCTACTTGTCCTCGTGGATCCCGGAAGTGAGCAAGGTCATCAAAGAAAGAACCGAAGTCCTGATCAATTTCCCATTCTGCTTCCATTACATGATTTAACATTTGTGCAAAGTCTTTATCGACTAAATCTTTCTCGTAGTTACCAGAAGCTTTTCGGGTTACAACGCTAATGTCTGTCTTGTTGCCTCTAGCATCAAAGAATTTCTTCTCCCCTGCCTTAACAAATAGACGGTCTTTCTCGTTGACAATACCGAATCTTCTTGATAGTACAAGCTCCCTGTTTGCCCGTTGTAGCTTAAGCATGTCGGGGTCTATTATTTGTATTTCTCTTGAGATAGTATCTTTATAAGAACCAAGTCCACTACGTCCACTGTCTAAATCAACAACACCTCTACGGGTTACACCTCTAAGTCCCACCTTAAGTTTACCTTGGTCTTTCAACCCAGTAATAATAGCGGAACCCATCTTGTGATACTCAGCGAGTGTTGGTGCTTTAAAGAACACTTCAATGTCAGCAACTTCTGACTCATGGAGTCGTTTGCCTATTTGAATTGCTAGTGAATCATAGTCAGTAGAATTACCTGTAGCAATGTCTTTCATTATGTTAGACATAGTTTGGATACGTTCTTTTAAGAAATCAGGCGTAGCTAGCTTTTGGATATAGTCTTCACGTTTCTTCGTATAGGCAAAGTCGAGATCTAAAAACCTTCTCTTTCTTTCATTGCCTGCTTGTAAGAATTTGGTAATAGCGCTATCGCTTGGTTTACCTTCCCACCTACGAACAAAAGCTTTACCAAAAGGTAACTCTTCTATCTTCTTTAGAATATTTGCTCTTGCATTAGGAGTCTTAGGTAGAACATCAGGTAGTTTAGGAAAGTAAGCGCGGAGAGGGGATCTACCTTGTAGGTATGCCTTCCTTGCTACTGCCAGACCGTCTGTTACTGCCCAATCACGGATATACCGTTGATTTTGTAGAGTCCTGTTTGCTAATTCATTTGCTGTAATCCACTCGCCCATAATTTGAACTTGCGCTTCACCTTCGTTTCCAAACTTAAATAGTTGAGAACGAGAACGAGAGCGGCGGTCTAAAATACGAGAGGTGTTAACAACAGAGTTTTTAAGTTCAGCACGTAATACGCCTGCTAAGTTTTCCCAAGGTAATTTATCCTTTGCGAAACGCTCAAAGACAACACGAAGGTTCTCAATGATAGCAGATTGTTGATTGACAGAAACTCCGTCTTTCTCTAAACTAAGTGCAAACTTCTTAATAAACTCTTTCTGATCTGTTGATAAGAGTTTAGATGAGTTAAGGTAATCAAGTCTTTCTTGAAGAACTTTAAAGTCTGGATCGTAAACGAGGGTAGACTTAGTCTCTCCTGTCATTGGATCAGTGCCTTGGTTTCTTTCATCGAATTGATTATTAGCTCTTCTACGAGTAGACTTCTTACCGGGTATCGAAGTACCACGATAGTCAGTTAGTGCTAGTAGAGAGTTAGTATTACTTGCTTCCGCTCTAAAGAATAGTCGTAACTGTTCTTCGGCATCGCTTGATCTAATCAGACTTGTAGGACGTGAAGCACTAACTACCAGTGATGAAATCACCTGAGAGCTAAGTACCTTTTGTCTAATAGGAGTTGTGTTAGTGTTTTTGTTATCCAAACGTCTCAATGCTGTAAGAGAGAGTGGCTTACCACTTGATGTAGTAAAACTTGACACTGGTAACTGCCCATTATCAAAGAGATCTACTTTCTGAAGATCACCTTGGAAATGTCTGATTTTGACATCTCGTGATTGACGCTTAAGCCAGTTACCATATGTTTCTTTGGCAGGGGCTACACCGTTCAAACGAGTAATACCTTTTCCATCTAAGTTCTTTAATACTTGTTTCTTAATGTCGGGGGATGTACTTTCTAACAGCTCACTGTGGGATTTTACAACAGGAACGAGAGTACTTCGGCATCTCCAATGTAGAGGAGGTGTGAAGCGGTCATCGTTTAGGTCGTATACCTGACCATCGTGGTGAGCGCAGATTGCACTTGTGCGACTATCCAATACAGCTGTAAATCTAATACCCTTCATAATCTCAGGGTTGTCTCTAAGAACTTGCAATTGAGACACTGACTGAGTACGGGTAATAGCAGTGCGGACTAGGGCAGAAGCTTGCGCCTCTGTAAGTCTGGTCTTACCAATGACATTCTTGATGATTTGCTCGTTGGTTAATCCCGTAGCAAGACCGCTATCAATAGCAGTTTTCATTCTAGTCAATTGGCCAGTACCTAATCCTTGGATACGTTGGGCTAGATTTCCATCACCCCTTACATTAACACCTACAACTGATTCCAGAACTTTTGTTGCTCCGGGCCGTCTTATGTTGGCGTATTTGCCAATAGACTTAGCTAAGTTGTTTGCGGTGAAGTCTACCTCAGTTAGGGCATAGTCTTTCATACCGTTATTGAGGCTTGAATTCATTTCAGCGGTAAATCGTTTTACCTCTGGTTTAACTTGTGTTTTAAACGTAAAGCGATCGAGCGTTCCTTTTCTTAATAACTTATTAAGACGGTGACGATGACGGCGTATAATACGTTTAGTATCTACTTGAACATTTTCTTCAAACAGACGGGTCATAGCTACGTGGTCTATAGTTCG